CATAAAGCCTACTTTAATTTTTTCAATAGTTTGTCCACCATTAATAAACTTAACCAAAGAAGACTTTGCAAATGCTCCACATCCAATATTATAACATAAGCAGAATAAAGCATCAAATTCATTCTGTTTAAGCGGTCTAATAACATATCTCTTAATACAAGCAGCGTAAGTATCGGAAGTGTCAAGGAATAGCTTATAGGCTTCCTCTTTCGTTATTTTATCGCCTTTCTTTACAGGTTGTCCGTTAGCGTATTTAGTCGAACCTATTCCGATAGTCCAAACTCCAGCAGTACACTGATAAGCATCTAACTTTAAGCCTTCAAACTCAACTAATAACTTTAAACCATCTTCGCTTATTTGTGCCATAAATAGTCTTTAATAAAAGTTATACCTGTTATAGTTAATATAAAAGCACCTATTCTTACTGCCCAATTTATACCGGTATTGTAATCCCTTACCTCTTGAACACTTTTTTCGGTATCTTCTAAAGTTTCTTCGATTAATTCTAATCTTTGAAGGATGCCGTTTCTATTTAGCTTTGAGCCTGTAATAGCTTGGCTAATCATTTCTACATTTATAGACAAACTTTTAAGTTGGTCGTTTATTTCTTTTAACTCATTCATTATTCGCCTGGAGGATTAATTAAACTTTCAACATCTTGTATTTTTGAAGTTGTGCTTCCTGGCTCACCTTGACCTGCACCCATATCATCTTCGGTAATTGCCCAAGATCTAAAATTAACTTCAGTTTCATCAGTTTGGCTTTGGTGTAGTGTGATATTAGTTCTATTTGATACATAATCAAATCTTGCCTCGTGCATAAAGTATAATCCTGATGCTAAATTAATATTGAATATTTGTCCAAAAGATATTGCTTTACCGTAAACATTACCTGTAAATTTCTGCCAAGTAGTTTGATAAAAAGATAATATTGAACGAGTAACACATTCTTCTAAAGTTCTACCTTGGTTTGTTTCAGCATTATAGGTTTCCCAACTTCTTAGCCATTTATCTGAACTAAAAATATAAACATCTTCAGGAGGGATATATCCAATAAAATCTTCAATTACTTGTGATTGATAACCACCGGCTATTCCACTGTGAAATTGACAATTATCTATTTTTAAAATATTAGAAAAAGGCTTAGTTAAAGCTGAACTATTTACAACATTTGTAGAATTATAAACAAAGTTTTTAGTATACTGATATTTTTGAGGTATAATACTTACTTTAAAGTTATCAAAATAAGTAATTTCACTTACACCTAAAGAACATACTTGTGGTCTTATAATTAAAGTACCCCAATTCCAATTAATACTATTAAGTGTTTTTTGCTGAAATTTAGAATAACACTTAAACTTCATCCACTGATCTTTTTCTTCCATAATAATAGGAATCCTTGTAGCACTATTCCAAATAGGAGAAGTTAAATAAGGAATCCAATTACCATCATAATTTAAGTATTGAGTATTATTAGCAATTGGGTTAGGTGTTTGCGATTTAGCAAAAGCTATATCAATACTATCTAAGGTAAAATGCCCAGCATTAAAATAAACAGAACATTCAACTTTATTTGCAAAAATATCAGGAAAATCAGGTGAGTTATTTGACAAAAGCATTTGTGTAAAAGCATACTCATTTAAAACCCTTGGACTAATAAACGGACTTTGTTCAACTATACCTAATATTCTATCATCAAAAGGTGTATTAGGAGAAACTGAATTTGCAATACTAAATGCTCCTTCTCTTTCCCAATCAGTAGGTATAGTAGGTGAATCAGGATAATCTTTAAAGAATCCAAAGTTACTAACTAAATTTCTTTCGTAATATGGATAGGTAAATTTAACACCAGTTAATCTTTTATTAAGACTAACTAATTGATTTCTATCAGACCAAATAATATCCTGGTCTTGACCTATTTTAGAATATAAACTTAAATCAAAGTTTCCCTCAGGTGTGCCTTCATAATCATATTTTTTCCCAATACTAACCTGAGTTCTTACTGAAACATTATCTACAAATAACCATCCATTTTCAGAATAATTAAAAAAAGCAACATTAAAGTTATCACTATCAGCAATAAAGTCTATTGTATAAGTATTCCAAACTTCAGGTATTTCTCCTAAAGAATATGTACTGCTATCAATAATTATATATGGTGCAGCTAAATTACCTGGGAAACCTGGTATAGCACTTTTTGCATCAAAAACTAATTGATAAGCTGTACCACCTTGACCTGCAACAGTTTGATTAAAATTAGCATTTGAATCACCAAAAACACTTGCACAATCACTACCATCCGGACCTAAATTTAATCTGATTTGAACAGGTGAAACAGTATCCCATTCGTTAAAGCCATCAGAAAAATTACCATTAAGAATTAAGTTATTTACTGCTAATCTATTTACATCAACAAGATACCAAGTACCATTTGAATTAGATTGATATAATATACATCCTAAAGATTGAACTAAAGAAGTTAAAAGAAAATAGCAATCCTTTGGCTCAAAAGTTTTCCAATCAACACCTGCATATTCGGATATTAATAACTCTTCTAAGTTCTTTAAAACATCATCTATTTTAAATTCGCAAAGAATAGCAACATCTAATGTACTTCCTGTTTTTGAAAGTAACCTACAAACATAATCCTTAATACTTAAACCATTCTGTACAGAAGTATCATCATACAAAGCATAATAATCATCTCTTGAATATTTTATATTCTTTAATACCGCTAAATTATCAGTAGCAACTAAATCAAGAAAATATTGTTCTTGCCATTCATATTGAATAACATCAGGCAAAAGAAATCCTTGCCATTTTAAAGTTGAGGTTGTACCGTTAGTTTCATAAAGACTTACTCTTAATGAATACTCATCAATATTATAATAAAAATCGTAGGGTTGTATAGGTGAATTAGTAGGAATAAAACATTTTATATCCGCATAAGATGCCCTAATAGGAGAAAAGATATTATCTTTTTCAGATCTATAATTTAAAACAAAAGGTGAATCTTGAGCAGGAATTAACTCAATAGGAGTTGGTGTTCTTACAGTAGCTTCTAATTTCTCAAACTTAACTTGATAATATAAATTAGTACCTTGTTGGTCTAATCCTTTAAATTGTAAATTATAAATATGATTATAAAACATTATATCACCCTCGTATTTTTAATTGCAGTGTTATCTAATAATAATCTCATTTTATCACCCATAATATCTATTTGGTAATTTCCTTGTCCAACTGCATTATTAGGCATAAATACACTTTTACTATCACCACCAATTCCACTAATATCAAATCCAGTTAATTTAGAAAATATACCTTCAAATCCACCAACTGATGCAAGAAATGCTCCCCCACTCCAAGGTGCTAATAATACACTTAATACTAATGCAGCAACCGCAGCAGCAGCTAATTTATAAAGTAAGTTAGTTAATCCTCTCCACATTACTTTAAAGAAATTATCCCCACTTGTTAAAGCAGCATCAAAGGCACTTGTTAAAGCACCGCCAAGTAAATTAACAACATTTTCTATATTTTGAATTTGATTAGGTTCTAATATTAAAATAGGTTCAGTCTTTTTAAATCCTTCTAAAGTTGTTTTAATTGCTTTTAAATTTTGATCTAATTTTACTGCCTGATTATTAAATAGTTTTATACCTATTGTAGGGATAAAATCCATATCAAGAGGGCGTTCAGTTTTAGTTTTATCAGGTTTAGTAGGTTCAAAAGGTGTTATCTGTCCTGATTTATCGTAATATTTTTTAGTTAATTTTTCTATATTATCAAGTTGTTGTTTGTATGAATCTAATTCTTCTTTTTGTCCTGCGTGTCTTATAGCTTTTTGTTCTGCTATTTTTGTTTTTATATAATTAGAACGAGTACCATAACTTTCAAGTAAAGCAACATTTTGTCCTCTTAATGCTGCACTAAATTCAGCACTAAATTGTTTTTCACCATCAATTTGATCTATTGCATTTTGTTTAGCGTGTTCAACACGCAAATCTTCCATTTTTGCAGTAATTTCACCTGCTTTAGCTGCTAAATTTGTTGCAGTTGCTCTTGCAATCATAGCTGCAACATAAGCATCTGTACCGGCAACAAGACCTGCTTCTGCTTCTTTAAATGTATTTACACTACCAGTAACAGTACAAATTGTTCTATTATATTGTTCAACAAATCCTTTTTGACCATTAATACTTTTACTTGCAGTTTCTAAAGATGATTTTAATAATACTATATCAGCTATTGCATTTTTAATTGATTTATCTGCATAAGTTTCATTTAAAGCATCTAATTCTGATTTAGCATTTGTTATTACTTCTTGACCTTTAAATAAATTACTTATTAACTCTACTATTTGACCACCATAAACAGTAAGTAAAGTAACACCAATACTTAAAGCTGTTTGCCAAGAAAATAAAGCACCTGCTAAAGATCTGAAAACAGAAGCTGTAACAACTCCTTCAGCTGCTAATGCTTTATTAACAATTCGAACTTTATTAATTTCGTCTACTAAAATAGGTAAGTTATTGGAAATAGCTAAGAATCCAATATTAGCACTTAACCCAAATGCAGGAAGTTCTCTTGTAATTTGGTTGATTGAGTTATTTAAACCGTTGAATCCGGTTCTTGATCGGTTAGCATTTGCACTAATAGAAGTTAAAGCGCCATTTATTTGCCCTTCTAATATAGTAATTTCTTTACCAATATTTTGGAATGCTTGTGATCCAATATCAGTAGCACCTAATTGTGTTTGAAGTTGTTTAAGTTGAAGATTTAACCTATCTAAGGTAATAGCATTTATAGAAGTTTCAACTCCTAAGCCAAATCGTTTTAACTCAGCTTCAGCAGCACCTAATTGAGTTTTTAAGTCAGCAATATCTGCCTCAAGTTTAACTATTATTTTTTCTTCCATTATTACCCATCTTGTTTAGTAATTCTTCTTTTTCTTCTTTAGTTGGTAGTTTAACTGGCTTTTTTTGAAGTATCCTATACTTATCAGTCCATAATGGCATAATATCTTTTGGTTTCTTTTGGTGCTTTTTTTCTACTTGGGTATTAAGTATGTAACTCATTAATGCTCTTGTTTTATCCCAATCGTCCGCTTCTTTTTTAGCGCAATAAATTACATACCTAATATAATCCATAAAAGTCATTTCCCAAAAATCATTAGGGCTTAAACCTAAATTA